GCGTTGTGTTCAAAACCTTGATGACGCAAACATCCTCCGGGGGATAGTATTTCAGGCTTTCTACAAATGCACCATATGCGCTTTCTGGGTGAACTCTGGCATCATCAATGTCAGTGAAAACGCCGTTTTGATAAACGCAGATCATGTATGTTGCATGCACATGCGTGACGTTTGACAGTATTTCTTGCAGCTTATCCATTGTCATGCACCTCGTTGTAGTATTTTTCCAACAGCGTTTCGCGGATGTATTCAGATATGCTTTCACATTGCATTTCAATCACGCAATTTGCCAGCCAATTTTCAAAATCTTCATCGGTATTACGAACCACATCCTTTATTGATCCGCGACTAATGCCGCACAGCTTCATCTTGTCGTATGAGTAGCTTTCAGATTTCCTTGGATAAACAACGTGACCATCACGATTGGCGCGCGTCAACATTCCATGTATGACTGATCTTGAAATGCCCAGCCTGTTGCCGACCTCCGGGCCACTCAGTCCCATGTTGTAAAGTTCAATAAATCCCATTTTGCACCTCATAGCGATGCGCGGCCAGCTTGCCGATTGGATCGAAATGCAAGAGCGCGACAAGCGCAGCAATGAAGATAATCACCAAGGCGGCAAACGCGGGCCAGTAAAAGCCTGATGTCACGCGGTAATCATCTGCCTGCCTGCGCACCTCTTTCGATGGCTGGCTGCGCGTGATTGTTTCTATGTAGCAGACGTTGGCGCGCTGATTGCGTAGGATGTCATGCTCGGTGATGCCGTAGGGCTTGCGATCGGTCATGCTGGTGTTCCTTCTGTCTCGGTGCGTTCTGCCATTGCGGCGTTGAACGCGGCGGCTGTTGCGGCGGCGACATGCGGCAGAACGAAAATGGTTATATCCGCACCATCATCTGACATAAATTTCAGGGCGTCATTTTTAACGCCATCTAAAGTGCTGTGACGGGCTTCTATGACTTGGTGGATGCTTACTGCAATGCTCATTACAGTTCTCCTTCCTTCATAAACAATGTTTTCACCGGCGTTTCGTCTGACGCTTTGGCGTAGACCAGCGCGCAATATATTTTGCCGTCAGCGTGCAATGCGTCCAGCCGTTCTTCGGTATCATCCTTGCCAATACCGGTTGCAATCGAAACGCTTGAGGCAGTGTGAAACCCGCCGTTGAGGACGAGCGCCAGCACATCAACATCTGGCTCTGGCTCTGGCTCTGGCTCTGCAATGACTTCCTCATCAATTTCTGATGCCGTCAAAGCGCGCCAAGGTGTGGACGTGTGATCTTGGGGAACGCACTTAAACAAGAACTTGTCGCCAATGTTGATTTTGCCCATCAGCGTTGCGATGCTGGCCGGAACAAAAATGTTTTCGCCGTCATCAGATACGGCGAACGAGGTGTTTGTTGGAAGCTGTCCAGAGATATAAGCAACGATATTTTTCATGTTTTCATTTCTTTTTGAGTTGATTGGTGGCGGGGCTTACGCCGCCGCCTTGGGTTACAGGTTGGAAGAATTGACGGGGTAAGTGACGCCGTGCTTGGTCATCCAAACCGAGTGGTTAACCAGCACCATTTCGTTGTTGCGTTGCTGTATCTTGTGGCCGTCAGCGATCAGGGCGGCGCACACCTCGTCCATGTTATCGAAAAATAGGCCAATCTGTGTAGCGGAGCGTGATGCGTGGTTAGCAACGGTCAGGTTGATCAGGCGGGTAAGTTTGGTCATTGTCTCGCGTCCTCTTGGTTGGTTGGTGTGTCTGTATCTAAAATATAGGAATCTATTTCTTGTATGCAAGCCCTATTGCGAAAGATTTTGTTTCGCGTTACCTGTAACGCATGACAGCATCAGAAATCATCAACGCCATCGGCATCTCGGAACTGGCTCAAGGCGTCGGCGTCACCGGCGATGCCGTGCGGAAAGCGCGCATAAACAACGAAATCCCGGCGCGATGGTTTGATTTCTGCGAAAAAGCGCTTGGCCGAGACCTGCCGCGCAACTGTTTTTCATTCATCTGATCAATGACCATAATACTTTTTGCGCTCCTTCACCCAATCGCCCCAGCGCTTTAATCGCGCTTCTTCAAGTCGCAATCTTTCGCGCTCGTTTTCATCGCGGATTGCCGCGTGCAATTTTAGGTTCATGCGTTGCAGATCGTCCATGTAGCGACCGTATCGCGTCAAATTCTTCTTTTGTTTTCCCGCCACTCAATCACCTGCTTGCTGGCGTGCGCCGCGCCCTTTCCTACAATCACAAAATAACCAACCGCCTCAAGATAGGCAATCATGTCCTTTTGATCCGGCGAAAGCGATCCGCCTTTGACGCGTTTCATTTCAACCCAAACGCGCCATTCTGGAATGAACAAATCCGGCACTCCGCGCACGACACCTTCCATTTTCAATTGCCGCGCCGTGTTGGCTGCGCGCTTGCCGCCGTTTGGAATGGCAAAGATCAACACACGCGGAAATTGCGTGCGAAACCATTGCACAAAACCGACTTGCTCGGCGTGTTCTGATGGCGTCTGGAATTTCAAAACGGCACCTCATCCATGATTGCGTCAATTTCCTCGCGGCTCATATCGCGCACCACCTTTTCAATTCTTGCCTCCTCGGCATAATCAAACTGCATGATTTTGTGAAAATTGCCATCCGGCATAACCTTGATGCGACCCGGCACCCGCCAGCCATCGCACTCATCAAGACATTCATCCAGCGTGTCAGCCGTCGCACCAAGCACGGCCCGTCGAGAATGGAATTTGCTTGCAGCATATCCGCCGTGATCCGGGCAGAGCCATTCGCTCACAACCGTCAGGCCGCAGGTGTATGACACCCGCAGCGTGTCGGGCTTGCCCTCACCACCACCGCGCTTTTTCCATCTTTGATACTGCACGCCCGTCACGTCCAGCCATTCCGCTTGAACCTGCGATGAAAGCATCGCGCCGTTGTACGCCGTGCTTCCATGGTTCAGCGCAGGCGGTGGAAATTCATGGCCGCAGTTCGGGCAGATCCGCACGGCTGTTGCAATCATGTATTCACAATCAGGGCATTTCTTGGCAGGCGCTTTGCCCTCGCCCGTTCCAGCCTTCTTTGGCTTCACATCATCAATGAAACCGTGCCTTGCTACGTTGTCGCCAAAATCCAAAATCAAACAATCGTCCTTGCCGGGATGCAATCGCGTGCCGCGCCCAACGATCTGCACATATAGACCTGTGCTGGCGGTTGCCCTTACGATGGCAACCAGATCAACAGACGGCGCATCAAAGCCAGTTGTCAGCACGTTGCAGTTCACAATGCATCGCAACCGGCCAGCCTTGAAGTCACCAATGACCTTGGCGCGCTCAGACGCGCCCAACGCGCCCGTTACAATGCCAACAGAGTGTCCGTGGCCCTCTATGCCCTCGGCAATCATTTGTGCGTGATCTACGCCGCTTGAAAAAACCAACCATGCCTTGCGATCCGAGCCCAGCGTCACGATCTCATCAACCGTTTCCGCCACCAATTCAGGATCGGATGCGGCGCGCGCCAGATCGGCTTCAATGTATTCACCTCCGCGCTTTTTGACACCAGACAAATCAATCTGGCGATGCGCTGATTTACTCACCACCGTTGAAAGCCAGCCTTGCTCCATCAAATCGCCAACCGGAATGTCATAAGCAATGCCATCAAACAGCGCTCCATCGCCCTTGTGCAACTCGCCGCTGTCCAACCGATAAGGCGTTGCCGTCAAGCCAACAACTTTGACAGCCGGATTGCACACCTGAAGATCAGCAATGAACTTAGCATATCGCGTCTGCGAATTGCGCGGCAGCATGTGAGCCTCATCAATCAGCACCAGATCAGGGGCCGGGATGAACTCGCTGGCCTTGTTCCAAACCGATTGAATGCCTGCAAAAGTGATGGGGCGGCTGGTGGTTTTCTGCCCAATGCCTGCGCTATAAAAACCCAAATCAGCTTCTGGATACATGCGCAGCAGCCCTTCGGCGCCTTGCTCAAGCAATTCTTTGACGTGCGTTAGAACCATCACCCGCGTGTCAGGAAACGACATGGCGTCCTTAATGATTTGAGCAATTATGGCAGTCTTGCCTGAACCGGTCGGCGCAACAATCAGAGGATGCTCGCCCTTTCCCTTCGCCCAGTAATCATAAAGGCCATCAACGGCAGCGCGCTGATAATCTCGCAATTCAAAAGTCATTAATTCAACCCCTCAAACATCGCCTCGCTTGTGCCGGGATGGTTGCGCACTTCCTCGCCTGTTGTGCCGTCAATGTATGAAACCCAATCATCACCAGCATCATCTGGCGCAAAGCGTGCGGGCATCATCTTAGGGTGAAAAATATGCTCATCACACGGTGCGCAATTCAAGCCAGCGCCGGGGTTGCCTTTGCCGCAAGACCAAGTTCCGTCTTGTTCCGGCGTAACGTGCGCGCAAGTGCGGCAAGATACCTCTGGCAATTTGCCGCCGTGGCAAACCGGGTGGTGCGAGCAGAACTTGCACAACCAAAATGACGGATTGTCACTCAATCGGGCGGGCGGTTCTTCGGCAAAGATAATTGAGCCAGCCTTGGCAACCAGCATCAACGCTTCCGCCTTATCCAGATGCACGCGCTCCATGTATATCTCGTCAGTTTCCTTGCAAACAACAACAAACAGCGCTCGCTCAAGTTCGCACAGGTGCATGCCAACCTGCATCTGCGCCCAATAAACCGGCTTGGATGACTGACAGCCCTTGGCCTTCATGTCCTTGAAGCCCTTGGTGTTCATGGTCTTGCATTCAAAAACGTGCGGCTTTGTGCTGGCCTCAAGTCCCATGATGACGCCATCCAGCGACAGACTGAAATGACCGCCGTGCGCGCTTGCAGCAACCTGCTTGCCTGTTGTCGGATCAACCTCCCAAACCTCAAGCCCGATGTCCTTCAGGTTTTGCACCACGCGGATTTCCTCGCGGTCGCCCGTTTCAAACAGACGCAAAATGCGCCCCGGAAACTCTGGCTTCCAAGCCCAGCGGAATTGATAAAACAAGCTGCGCGCGCATTCATTCCCGATCTGGCTACCGCCAAGGTGCGGGCGGTGTTCGCTCTTGCGCTTGGATTTGTATAAATCATAAATTTTCTGCACTTCGGCAATCTGCGTCTGGCCTTCCAAGTTCATCTTCGCTCTCCTTCTTTTCATAAAATGGCCCGCCGTGACGGGCCATCCTTCAAAAGAATTACCGCTTCCAAGGCGGTGTGGGTGGCGCACCCGCCCCGGCGCTGGTTGCTGGCTTATTAGCATTCACCGCCTCATAGCCCTTCACCTCGTTGCTGGCGCTGTAATCGCCGCTCGCAGCCTTCACGGCAACCTTCACCATCATCGGCTTGTCGTGCAATTCGCTGCTGTCGCTGGGCGTGAAAACCCCCACCGCGCGGCAAATGGCAGACAGCGTGCGCTGGGCAATATCAACCGCCGTGCTGTTTGGATTGTTCAGGTTCAGCCGATCAATCAATTGGCGATTTTGACTTGGCCCGGAAACAACTTGAAGGCCAAGTTGCAGGTATGATCCGGTCATCGCCTTTGTCGGCTTTTCCTCTGACGAAATAATCATGCACTCATACCAGCCAGCGGGCAGCGGCTCATATGCAGTGTTTGGTTCAATCGTGTTGGCGTCAAATCCGTTAAGTTGCATTGTCATTCTCCTGTTTATTTACAAAAATCAGCAAACGGGAAACCCGCTGCAAAGTCGAATGGAATTGGCGCAGTGATGCCAAACCTGTTTTTCGAGACGTTGGATGCCTGCGGAAAACAAATGATCTCGCGCTCGCCGGTTGAAACGGCGCGCTTCTTTTCGCCATCACCTCCGCGCACAAAAGTTTTCAGCTTTATGAAGCCAACCAGATCAACATTGTCGGTGTAGTTCGGCAAGCTCTTTTTGTGCATCCGCACCGTGTATCGGCTGTAAGGATCGGCATCAGGTAAATCTAAGGTTTCGGTGTCAGCATGGCCGATGAAAACAACATTCATGCCGCGATCATAAGCCAGCGCACCAACCCAATCACGGATCGTGCGGTGCTTGTCAGCCGCTGCACCGTATCCAGCGCCATAACCGCCTCCAGCCTGATTAATTGACTTGGCCTTCGGATCAGCGTCAACAATCTCGCCCTCAATCATCGTGGCAAGCTGGGTGATGCTGTCAATCACAACCGTTTTGAAATCATGCTCTTGCGTGGCAAGGGCTTCAATCTGGTTGAGAACCTCGGTCGTGTTAGTGGCAAGCGGAAACAGCTTCACATCCTCATTGCCAACCAACGATTGCGTGCCATCCTCGGTGCGGATGAAAACGGGCTTTGGAAACATTGCAGCCAATGTTGTTTTGCCCATGCCAGCCTCGCCAAATATCGTGCAGATGATTGGCCGATTGCCGTCTGGCTTTGTCAGCTTCGTCAGATCATAACTCATAATTCAACAACCTTCACTGCCAGCTTTCCCGGCTTTGTTTCAAACGCTGGCGCAATGCCAGCCCAAATTTCCGGCTTGTTGGCAATCAACCACTTGATGCCAGTTGCATCAGCCGAAAGCGTCGTTCTGACAGGCTGCATTTCAGAAGGGCATTTTGATTTCACCGCATCCCAAAAATTTGCATCGACCTTGCGCGCAACCGGCTGCGTCAGCGTCACCTTGTAATTTTCCAAAGTGTGCGTCTGACTGCCCTCGATCTTATGCTCAAGGGCTTCTCCGATCTGCTTTTCGATTGCTAGGCGTGCGCTGTTCGCCTTACCTTCCGCACGCTTGGCAACAAGCCAATCCCGTGCGAGCGCTTCGATGTTATCCATCGCCGTCTCCTTTTTCTCTTTTTCTACACGGGAAGTCATAACGCAAAGTCAAATGATGCGCAAGAAATTATTTCACATCAATGCAGGTTTTCCAGCCAGATGTGAACAATGGCTGGTGCACCACGGCCCATTGATTTTGACTTTGTGCGCTCAATCGGGAAGTCCTCGCACACCATCGACAGCAAGCCATCGCGGTCGTGCTTTTTGAGGTTGCCCAATTCCGGCACGCTCTTGAGCAGGTCGCGCATCTTCATGCCAACCGGCCCGGCACCGCGAATTGCCGCAGCAACCTTTTTGCGCAAGCTGTCAGTGTCACCTTCAGCCATGTTGTCCAGCATCGACTGGATGGCCCGCTGTGAATAGAAATCAACGTAATCAATCGCCCAGCGAACGGACACCTCGTCAACATCATCAGCGCCAAGGCTGACAGCCACGATCAGCGCAACCCGCATTGCAATCTCGCGCGATCTGTTCATCATAGATGCCGCGCTTTCGGTGCCAACAGCATCCTGCCGCTCAATCAATGTCAGTTCGTATTCATCAAGCAGATCATAAGCGGCAGGCGTTATTTCAAGTTCAACTGGTTCTGGCGGAAACTCCGCACCTTGATCTGTCAGGTTGCCACCAACATCAGCAGTTGCGCACTTCTTGGCCCATGCCAGAACGCTGTCGGGCGGATCAATCCGCTTGGGGCGGCGCGAGGGCGCGCGCGGTAATTTGCTTTCAACAATCAAAAACCGGTTCAGCAATCCAGACGCCACATCCTTGCCGCTGACAGCCGCATAAAATGTTTCCGGCGTTGTCATCGCCATCACCGTCAGGCTTGGATTTTTGATCTTGATCTCGGTTGATTTGCGCTGCGTCTCCGACATCGCAACCGTTGAGTAGCCTCGGTTTTGCACAATGTCGGTCTGCCGCCCAAAGCACTCCATCATCATCGACAGCGCTTGCTGCTGGTTGACGCTGGCCTTGCTACCAGCCGCCGCCAAATAGTTGCCAAACTCATCAATGATGGCGATGTGCGCAGGCTTGGATTTCAACGCCGACAGCACGCCGCCTTCGCTGGTGTAGCCCGCTGGCCCTAAAAGATCATCATCAAGCCCAGCGGCGCGCAAACTGCGTGACACGATGCTTTGTGCGTGTTCCTTGCCCGTGCCAGTCTTGCCGACATTCATAAAGAACAATGACGCCATATTATTGCCGCTGGTAATAAAGCGCTGGCCCAGCACCGTTGCGCCAAACGCCAGAGCAGCCTGCACATCAAATTGAGGCTGCGGCTTCAAACAGGTCAACGCAGCATAGGCCACAAAATCGCCCAGCACACCCGGCACCGTCAGCAGGTGCTTGGGTATATCATCCGATGGCGATGGCGTAACAGACAACGAAGCCGACTTTGCCCACCCCGCATAAACAGAGGCACCGTGGCGGGACATCTCGCGGTCCAACTCGCTCGGCCCTTCAGGCAGGCTTTTCAAGTTCAAAATATCAGCCGCAGCCTTTACCGCCGCACCGACATTGCCCAGATGCTCATATGTGCAAAACACCTCAAACGCATCAAATGCGTGCGCCGGATCAAAAGGGTCACTTGCGTGGTGGCTATAAGCGCGGCCATCATCAAAAATCACAACGCCGGGGATCTTGCTGGTGCTGTTTGGCGATAGCCACCGATTGCCAAACTGGCGGTAACCGGCCTTTGCCAGCGCATCAGCCATCGGCACCGCATCGTTGTATTGCTCAATGACACTCGCGCCCTCAATGTTGCGCTTTGGTTTTGGCGGCGGCTTAAATTCAGGCGCGCGCTTCCAAGGGCAAATGTCCATCAATTGCGGGCGGAACTTTTCCCATTCACGCCATAGCGTCAGTATCTGTTCAGGGATCGGCGGCAAACCGTCAGCAATATTCGGACCCGCCCAACTGTAAGGATTTCCGGTGTCAGGGTGTATCGACGGCGGCAAAACATCCTGAACAGAACCAGCCCGCAACTCAAAAACCACTTCCGTTTTGCGAGGATCACTTGGCACCGGCCAGCTTATCTTGCGGGTGGTCAATTGCACATCTGACGGCGCGCGAAACAGCACTTTGCCGCGATCCGGGCGACCAACAATGCGCGGGGCAGAATCAAGCACGTCATCCAGATTGATGTTAAGCGCTTCAAAAATCGTGCGCGTGTTTTCCATCTCATCAATGTCAAAAGCAACCGTCTGGCTCTTGCTGTGCAGGATGCCGATGTTGTGCGTCGGGTTTGCTGCCCAATGATCGGCAGGCGTTGCGCGCTGCTGCCATCCAAATGTTGTGGGGGCTTTTGATCCTGCCGGGATGGCAACCAAGGCAAAGCCCATTGCCTCATATTCTACGGCTTGTTGGTGGGTGGTTTTTCGTGGTATGTCATCGCGCATTGAAGCATTCTTTCACGGGTTAAATGTTTCGATCAACGCCCCGGCTGTTTGTTGCATGACAGCGCGGGGCGTCTCTTGTTTTAGAGCGTCTCGCTCTGACTTTGCAAGCCCTCACCGCCAGGCAGGCAGTGGGGGCTTTGTCATTTGAGGCTGAATTATTTTGCATGTGATTTATTTCGTTCCGTACAAACAAAACAAAAACCCGCTCTGCTTAAAGTTGTAAAGTTGCGAAAACGAATAAAATTTAATCAGGGCAAAGCGAAATAATTCAGATTGCTAAGTAACTGAAAACATTGAGAGATATACCTATATATATAAAACCCAATTTTTTTTTTCATTTACTATATAGGGTACTGTCTCCCCTTCGGCGCGGGGTGCGCGAGGGGGGGGGGTGTAGCGAAACGCCAAATTAATAATTTAATCAGATCAGCCAAGATCGGCACCCACCAGCAAGGCCGACACGGTGGAAGTTCTTGCAATCTGATTTCTCTGATTGTAAAAGATTGGCGAGGGAGCGGTGATGCAGCCGCTCAACCTCGCCTACATCATCAGCATCTGGAGAATGCCAACAATGACAAATCAACCCATAGCACCAGCCAGACAACCGGGCAAGCTGCTCAAAGCCTTCCGCGCAGGCATGGTACGCCGGTGGCATAGCAACCCAGACCTCGCCGCCACCGTGGACACGCTAGACGCCCACCAAGGCCGCGTTGCCCGCATCCTGCTAATGCTGCACCCAAACCCAACAGCGGACCTCCTACGGGTTGCACTCACCCACGACGATGGCGAGGCAGTTGTCGGTGACATCTCAGGGCTGACAAAAGCAAAGCACCCAGAAACCTACGCCCTGATGCAAGTGCTGGAAACCAAAGCACGCGCCGACATCTGGGGCCAGCAACCGGAACTGATGAACGCAAACGCACTGTGGCTCCGCTTTGCAGATCGGCTGGATGCCCTCATGTGGGCGCAGCACCACGCACCACACAAACTGAGCGGCGATGGATGGCCCGAGGCAATCAAGTGGCTGATAAACACAGCGCACATCCTAATCCCATGCAACGACACCCGCCGCGACATCAAAAAACTGATCGGAGGTGAAAAATGAACGTCCAACAATTTCTAGCAGAACACCCAACAGCCGAATCACGGCGCGCAGCAATGATGGCAGACGCAGCCAAAATCAGAGAGCGCAACAAAGCGATAATCCTGAACAACGGAAAAGGCGGACAGCGAACAGGCGCAACAGAAGAAATCCGCGCAGCCCTCACAGACAAGTTCCTCACAACATTGCAGATCGTGCAAGCCACAAACCACACAGCGTGGACAGTGCGATGCGTGCTAAGCCGAGACGTCAACCGAGGCACCGTCATCAAGAAAAATATCAAAGGCGTTGTTCACTGGACAAAGAAAAAAGAAAGCGAAGTGACGCAATGACAAATGACAAAACACAATGGCCCGCCGACAAAGTGGAACGCCGCAAGGTTGCCGACCTGATCCCATACGCCCGCAACAGCCGCACACACAGCGACGAGCAGGTAGGGCAGATCGCGGCAAGCATCAAGGAATGGGGCTGGACGGTCCCGGTTCTGATCGACCCGGACGGTGGCCTAATCGCTGGGCATGGCCGGATCATGGCAGCGCAAAAGCTGGGCATCATCGACGTTCCTTGCATGATTGCCGAAGGATGGACCGACGCGCAAAAGAAAGCATACGTCATCGCAGACAACAAGCTGGCGCTCAACGCGGGCTGGGACGATGACATGCTCAAAATTGAATTGGGCGAACTCGGTGATTTGGATTTTGACCTTTCGCTGACGGGCTTTGACGATGACGAACTTAACAACCTGCTGGCAGACGATCCATCCGAAGGGCTGACCGACGAGGACGCGGTGCCGGAAGTGCCGGAAGTGCCTGTAACGGTTGAGGGTGATGTTTGGTTGCTTGGGCGGCATCGCTTGATGTGCGGCGATAGCACCAGCATTGACGCGGTTGATAAGCTGATGGATGGGCAGACGCCTGACTTGATCCACACGGACCCTCCATATGGAATGAACGCTGTTTCAAAGTCATCTGTTTTGAAGAAAAATTACGGCACGGACATCATTGGGGATGACAACCCCGACATCGCCAAGGATGCGTTCGCGCTGATCAATGGGCTTTATCCAAGCGCGAAACAAATTTGGTGGGGTGCGAACTATTACTGCTCCGTATTGCCAGACAGCGAGTGTTGGCTGGTTTGGGACAAGAACAACGGCGGTTCGGACCAAACGGACTGCGAACTGGCGTGGGCTAACTTCAGAAGCGTTGTTCGGCAGTTTACACAGGCAAGTGAAAAGACAAACAGAGTCCATCCGACACAGAAGCCGGTGTCATTGGTCGAGTGGATCATTAAGCGGTTCAATTTGTCGGCGCATTCTATCGCAGACTTTTTTGGTGGTTCTGGGTCAACACTTATTGCCGCTGAAAAGCACGGCATTGACGGCTACATTATGGAGTTTGATCCAAAGTTCGCTGACGTCATCATCAAGCGGTGGCAGGACTTCACAGGCCAAGAGGCAACGCTCGAGGCAACAGGGGAAACATTCCAGTGCAAAGCAGACGAATGAGCGCAGCAGAGGCCATAGCCAGCACAGCAATAGGCTTCGGCGTGTCTCTGGCCCTGACACTCACGGTCCTGCCGCTCTTTGGCTATGCCGTGACAATAGGTCATTCGTTTGGTATAACCGCCATCTATACAGCCGCATCAATCCTGCGCGGCTATTTGGTCAGGAGGGCGTTCAATGGGAAAGCATGAAGGCAATCAGGGTGGGCGTCCACCGTTTGAGTTATCAGCCGATGACCTTGCCAAGCTGATCAACATGATCCGCATTCAATGCACGCAGGTTGAAATCTGTAACATCTTCGGGGTGACAGACAAAACGCTAAACGTAGCCTTGGAAAAAGCAGGAGAACCCGGTTTTTCCGAGTTATATAAAAAGCACCAAGATGAAGGCCGCATGTCTTTGCGCCGCTCACAGTGGAAGTCGGCAACGGAAAACCTGAACCCAACAATGCTAATCTGGCTTGGCAAGCAGGTGCTTGATCAATCAGACAAGATCGACCAGCGCCTCACCAGCCCGGACGGCAGCATGACGCCGAAAGACACGAGCGCGGCTGTCTTGGCTGCGCTTCAGGCAAAGCATAAATCGGATTGATCTATCCCTCATGACGCAGTAAGCTATGCGGCATGGATTATCATTGTTACAAAATTACATGCGAAAAAACCGGCAAGTCTTACGTTGGCTTTACGTCTCAGGATGTTGATGCCCGATGGCGCTCGCACCAAAGGGACGCTAGGCGCGGGTCGAATTTAGTTTTTCACAAGGCCATTAGAAAATACGGCTCAAAATCATTTTTGGTTGAAAAAGTTGCGTCATTTTGCAGCCGCGAGAAAGCCTTAGACTTTGAAGTTAAGCTAATTTCCGACATCCAAACTATGTCGCCTGCGGGTTACAACATGACGTGCGGTGGTGAGGGGTGCGTTGTGCTGTCTGATGAAGCCAAGGCAGCGCAACGCACCAGCATCAAAAATGCACATGCGGACCCAGATGTTAAGCTCAAGCACCGTTTTGGCATAATTGCATCTATGACGCCAGATGTCCGTCGCAAGATTTCTCAGTCAAAAGTTGGTATGGCAATGCACCCAAACGCAAAAGCCGGAATATTGGCCGCAAAGAAAACGGAAGAATATCGAAAGACAGCGAGCAAGGCTGCGTCAAAAACTTGGGCCGAACCGGGATACAAGGACAAGTGGAGAGAGGCAAAATTAAAGAAGCACTTGAGCACAGCCGACAGGTTTCCACGCCGTGATGACGGATTGATTTTTTCTAGCACTAGGGCAGCGGCAAATTATATGAGGGAAAACGGGTGGCCCAAAGCCGCGCCAAACAACATCGCAATGGCTTGCAATGGCAAATACAAGTCAAGTTGTGGTCACGATTGGGATTGGATTGATGGCGAAGATGCACGCAAGCGGGGCGGAATTATTACATGACACCAAGTCAGGTTGCCGACCTCAGAACGGACTTGCTGGCCTTTACGCGGTATATGTTTGCGGCACGCAAGTCTGCTGAGTTTAAGGTTGCGCCACATCACGAGGCTGTCTGCAACGCGCTAGAGCGCGTCGTGATAGGCAAAACAAATCGCCTGATTATCAACATCCCGCCGCGCTCTGGAAAAACAGAACTTGCCGTAAAGAACTTTCTTGCATGGTGCATGGGAAATTTTCCAGACAGCGAGTTTATTCACGCCAGCTACAGCAAGCGACTTGCGACGACCAACACATGGGAGGCGCGTGCAATTATGCAGCACGAAGCTTTTGCTGATGTGTTTGGCAAACCGCGCTTTCGCGGCGACAGTAACGCAAAAGACGAATTTCGCACCGATGAAGGCGGCATTGTTTACGCCACGGGGTCAGACGGCACGATCACGGGATACGGCGCTGGCAAGATGCGCGATCACTTTGGCGGCTGCATACTGATTGACGATCCGCACAAGGCTGGCGAAGGTAATAGCGAAAACATGCGGCAGAATGTATTGGACTGGTTTTCAACAACAATGGAAAGCCGAAAAAACAGACCAGACACGCCGATTATTATTATTATGCAGCGCCTGCACGAAATGGACTTGGCAGGATGGTTGCTGTCTGGCGGCAATGGAGAGCACTGGGACCACCTAAACATTCCCGCCCGAAATGTGGATGGGTCCAGTTTTTGGGCGGACCAGTTTCCACCAGAAATGTTGGACAGGCTAGAGCGGTCGAACAGTTATGTTTTTGCAGGCCAATACATGCAGCGTCCAGCGCCGATAGGCGGAGGCATCTTCAAGGACGAGTGGTGGAAGTATCTATCTGTTGCGCCGCGCATAGAGTGGCGATCTATCTATGCCGACACGGCGCAAAAGACGAAGCAAGAAAACGATTTTTCGGTTCTTCAGTGCTGGGGGAAATCACAAGATGGGCAAGCGGTTCTTTTAGACATGGTTCGGGGCAAGTGGGAAGCGCCGGAACTGTTGGAAATGTCGCGGGCCTTTTGGCGAAAGCACGCAACGACGACGGGCATGGGGACGTTGCGAGCATTCAAGGTTGAGGACAAGGTAAGCGGCACAGGGCTGATCCAAACGCTCAGGCGCGAGGGTATCCCGATCACACCAATCCAAAGAAACACTGACAAAATAACGCGGGCTTATGACGCCGCTCCGATAATCGAGAGTGGGAACGTTGTCTTGTTGCGAGATTTAGCGTATCTTTCCGACATGCTGGCCGAGGCCAGTGCGTTCCCTAGAGGGGCGCATGATGACACGCTTGACCCGATGATGGATGCAGTAATGGATATTTGCCACGGGTCGGATCAAGTTTTCGGAGTGCTCTAATGGCGGTATGGCCTTTTAAAAAACAAATAGAAGAAAAAGCGCATCCGGCTGGAAGCGCTTTAATGATTGGCGGCGGGCCTTCATGGGCGCGCAAAGATAAAGCGCAGTCATACATTACCGAAGGCTATCAGCTTAACGTGATCGTTTATCGAGCGGTCAACGAGATCGTAAGAGGCGCGGCGTCAATTCAAATCGAATTATACAATGGCGATGAGGCCGTAAAGCAGCACCCAGTCTTAGACTTGCTGGCGAACCCGCACCCCGGCGCGACGTATCAGTCATGGCTTGCCGAGATGCTGGTAAACAGAATGCTAATGGGTGAAATGGCAGCGACAGCCGACAATCCCCGTCAGCCAGCAGAAATATGGCCGCTTTTGCCGCTCAATATTGGCATCGTTCCGGGGCCGTCCGGTATTCCACGGCAATATATTTATGAGATCAACAACCGAAAAACCACGTTCGAGGTTGACCAGATCACCGGCGCGTCTGACATGTTGTTCGTAAAAACATACAATCCTAGCGACTACTGGCGCGGGCAATCACCGCTCATGGCCGCTGCTATCGCTGGCGATACGCACAACGCCGGTATGAGATGGAACTATTCCCTGCTTAAAAATAGCGCGCGCCCGTCCGGCTTGATCCGGTTCAAGGGCGGCTATCCGTCGGGCGAAATGGTTGCGCGTATGCGGGAGTATTTCAAATCAAAAATGCAAGGCGCAGACAACGCTGGCGAAATCCCCATGCTGGCCGATGATGCCGAATGGCAGGCGCTTTCACAGACCGCGCGGGATATGGACTTTTCAAACACCATGCGCGAGACCGCCAAATATGTCGCGGCTGCGCTGGGCGTTCCCCTGCCTTTGATCGACAACGACGCCAGCACTTTCAACAATCTCGAACAGGCCAAGGAACGGCTCTACACAGATACCGTAATCCCAATCATGCGCGAGGTTCTGGCAGCACTCAATAACTGGCTCCTGCCGCGCTACGGCGAAGGGCTGGAGTTGCGGCTTGATCTGGACACGATCCCAGCTCTTGAGGCGCTAAGAGAACGCATGTTTAATCGAGCAGTGACAGCCTACCGTGAGGGCGTCCTGACGCTACAGGAATCGCGTGTGCTCATGGGCTATGAACCGGAAGCCGATGGTGACTTTAAGCCATCACAAGGCAGCGGCATGTTTGACGTTCCGGCGGACGATATAAAGGCGCTCGCCTACGGGCTGGATCATGGCTAAACCCGCATTCATTCGCCACAGTCCAGAGCGAGAGGCGGCAATACAGCGTCGATTGCTGGACGTGGCAGAGGCCAATTTTCGCCGCAAGCTGGCAAAGGTTATCCGAAACGAAAGCGAGCAGCTTGTCGCCAAGTACCAAGAACTAGGCTATGTGCCAGCGCCAACCGATGACGACTTTCGCGCGTTCAAAGACGTGTATCTGGAAATCGGGCAATCCACCGCACGGGCATTTGGGTCGCGGATTGTATCGCAGGGCAAGGCGGCGGGCCTGATACTGGAAACCAAAATCAGCTTTACGGACCTGTTTTTATCGCTGGCAACTCAATGGGTAAACCTTGAGGCGATACGGCGGCGCATCACCAGCGTCACCGAGACCACGCGAGAGCGGATCGTGCGACAGGTGGCAGCGGGGCAGGACGAAGGATTAGGCGTTGATGTTATCGCCAAGCGGATTAACAAAGCCGTGCCGAAGATCAGCCGCACCCGTGGCGCGTTGATTGCGAGGACCGAGACGCACGGCGCGGCTAACTACGCCATGCACGAGACCGCCAAGACAACGGGCCTTGATTTGGTCAAGGAATGGGTATCTGTTGAGGACGCCCGAACGCGCAGCTTTGGCGATGATGCAGAATACAACCATGTAACGATGAGCGGACAGCAGCGCGAAATGGACGAGCCGTTTGCAATGCCGTGGTCCGGTGGCGATGATCTGGCGATCATGTATCCGGGGCAGGCTGGATTGCCGGGCGCGGCGACTATCAATTGCCGATGCTCGGTAATCCACCGCGTTAAAGGTTTTTGACCGGACGCCGAAAGGCAACAAAAGACAAACACACGCAACAAAATAAAAACCCGCGCCAAATATTGACACCTAGCGCGGGTTTTGTATTGTGGTTGCGTAGCTGTGAGATGCTATGAAACTCAAACACATGAGGATGTTATGAAACTGAATATTCAATGGGTCAAGCCCACTCGAAACGGCTGTTCATCGGGGCAAACCGCTTCTGGGGTGCGAATTTCAAACACAAGACACAGAACCAAAGAGGGAAAGGACCAATCCCAAACGACCATTAGGCTTGGCGTAGATGTCATGAAGAAATGCGGCCTTCTGTTGGGTGACAAGGTTGCATTTGGATTTGCGGATATGTCTGGAAAAGGTGTTATGGTGGTGAGGCGCGTAAATGATGGGAGCGGCTACACGCTTTCAAGCCCGCGCATCAAAGAATATCGCGGCACCAATAAATCATGGGGCGTTGCCAAGATGGCGGAAATCGACGTAACGCAGGGTGAAGTTTCTCTTGGCCGATGCATCATTCATGACGATATGTTGATAATTCCGATGGAGGAATTGAAATGACCAAGCGTAAATATATCCGCATCGCTTTAAACGCCGATGAGGAGGCCGCGTTGAAGGTCGCTATAGCAGAGTTTGAAGCCGAAACAAACGTTGCAATCTCTGAAAGCCTTTTTGTCTTGAGTGTTCTTCGAAAACACATTAAACCGTAAGAGCATCTTGATTACCTCCCCTACTAGGCCGCCTTCGGGCGGTCTTTTTTTGTGCTAATCCCAACTCTTTGCAAGTTAGCAAATACGTGTTATACAATCTGCAAAGGCCGTCGTGAGACGCCCGAGGCCCATAGATGGATCATTAAATGCTGCAATTCATCGCACGCAAAGATGGCGGCGAACCGCTTGAAATAAAGATGGCGACCCTTGAACTTAAAGTTGAGGGCAAAAACGACGATTACCTCACAATTTCTGGCTATGGCTCTGTCTTTGGCAACATTGACAAAGGCAATGATGTTGTCATGCCCGGCGCATTCAAGGCGTGCATTGCCAGCGGTCGCAAACCTAAAATGCTTTGGAACCACGATCCATCTCAGCCAATCGGCGCTTGGGATGAAATGGGTGAAGATGAAAACGGCCTATTTATCAAGGGCCGAGTAAGCCGACGCGGTAAAGCGGGCGAAATCGCCGACTTGGTCGAGATGGGCGGCATCGAAGGTCTCAGCATCGGATATCGCACTCAAGAGTACGAGATGGACACCGAAAAAGACATTCGTAGGCTTACCAAGCTGGACCTCTGGGAAACCAGCATTGTCACATTCCCTATGAACGAAATGGCTGGCATCTACGCGATGAAAGCCGAGGATATTACGCAGCGCCACATCGAGCGCGCGTTTAAGGATATGGGCCACTCAAACCGCATGGCGAAAGCTATGGCGGGTGGCGCATGGAAGGCACGGTCTGATGTTCTGCGAGACGCAGACAACGCGACCGATCCCGAGAATGTTCAGCGAGACGTTGACGAACTCAAAGCACTTTTGACTGAAACCTTGTCAAATATGGAGGCTCATTAAATGACCGACCTGACAGAAATCAAAGGGCTTGTTGAAAAAATCAACCCGACCCTTGTTGAACTTCGTTCCGAAGTGGACGCCTTGAAAGCATCCGCGCCAAAGGACGTCATCACAGAAGAAAAGCACAACCGCATGGTTGAGGAAATCACGAAAAACGTGGAAGCCTTGAACACCAAGCAAGCCAAACTTGAAGCCGCGATGAACCGACCAAACGGCGGCGAAAGCAAAGGCATGGACGCTGATCTTGAGCAAAAGCACCGAGATGCGTTTAAGCAATACATGTCAAACGGCACTTTGCCGGAAGGCTTCAAAGCCGGTTCCGAGGGCATCGAGATCAAGGGCATGTCAACAGACGTGAACCCAGATGGCGGTTATCTGGTTCGCCCAGAGCTTTCAACTATGGTAATTGACCGCGTATTTGAAACGTCTCCCGTTCGCCAAGTTGCCAACGTGGAGCGCACTGGCGCAAAAAGCATCGACATTCTGATCGACGATCAGGAAGCCACCGCTCGCTGGGTTGGTGAAGGTGCATCCAGTGGCCAGACTGACACGCCTCAGCTTGCTCAGAAGGTTATCACCGCGCACAAGATCGAATCCGACCCTCGCATGACCACCGAAATGATTGAGGACAGCTATCTTGACGTTGAGGCATGGCTTTCCCGCAAGGTCGCAGACAAGTTTTCACGCACGCAAAACACCGCATTCGTCTCTGGCGATGGCGTTGGCAAGCCGCGTGGGTTCCTGACATACGCGGCACAATCGACCGGTGGAACCTATGAACGCAACGCACTGCATCAAGTGAACATGGGGTCTGCGGCGGCGATGAATGCAGATGGTCTGATCGAGGTGCAGAACGCACTTAAAGAAGATTATCAGGCAGGCGCAATCTGGGGTATGAAACGCACCACTTTTGGCGCGGCGCTCAAGTTGAAGGGCAATGACAATTACTTCTTCAGCCCGGTTCTTTTGCGTGACGGTCAGGCGACAATCCAGCTTTTGGGCAAGTCAGTTGTGTTCATGGACGATATGCCAGCAGTTGCGGCAAACGCTCTGAGCATTGTCTACGCTGACTTTGCGTCCTTCTACACGGTCGTGGATCGCGTTGGATTGCAAGTGTTGCGTGACCCATTCACCAACAAAGGCTTCGTGACCTACTACACAACCCAGCGCGTTGGCGGCGATGTTACGTCCTTTGACGCGGCAGTTATCGGAAAGGTGGCAGCATAATGGCTCAGTTTGATATGCGAAACAACGCGGAATTTGGCTTAGGCTTATCCGCTACACTGTCGGGCGTTACGCCATCGGCGGGCGATTGGATTGATATGCAAGGCTGGGAGGCCCTGACATTCACAGTCTCCACTGGTACGGTTACAGATGCTGGAACTGCATCTGGCTTTGCTTTTGAGGTTCAGGAAAGCGATACAACTGCGGCGGCTGATGCAACGGCAGTTGTGGACGCTGATCTGGTTGGACTTGAAAGCGCGCTGACTGTCACAAGCGACGACGCCGACGATACGCTGGTAGGTTCTATTGGCTACGTTGGCGGCAAGCGTTATGTGCGGATCGTGGCAACCGGCACAACCGGCACAAACGCCGTTGTAGCCGTTCATGCTCGCAAGGACAAAGGCGCGGTTATGGCTACGGCCACAATTGACGCCGGTACTGCGGCAACCTGATCTTAGCAGCGGGCCGCTACGGTGGCCCGTCACTAAGCGCAGGGGTATCCAATGACTAATATCAACTGGTCCGAATTGGTGGACGCCACTGAGGACAACAAGCGCGCAGCCGACATGCTTATTCGCACGGATGATGGCAAAGAGCGCCGGGCGCCGTACAACGGTGGATGGCTATATCTGAATGACGCCACGCACACCGTGGACAATAAGCAATCCATCACAGCCGACACGCTCACACACTTCACTGTTGACGGGCAGGCAAGCGATAGCACAACCGCATTTCGCCGTGGTATTGGCCTTGATGTATTTGGAGGCAGCACGTTGCAACCATTCGCCGCTGGCGAAACATATAATATCAACATCACGTTTCAAATCAGCAAATCCAGCAGCACCAACGCATTTGCTGAGATCGACGTGGGTATTGGCGATGATTACACCACTATGATTGCTCGTGACAGGCGCGCATTGACAAAAGGCAACGGTGTTACTGATTTTATATTTTTCAACGGAACGCTATTTGTCACAGATCAATTTGCGAGATATGGCGCGCGGTTCTTCGTCATGTGTTCAGAAGATGTGTTGATATGGAATAAAGCAATCATGTTGCAGAGGACGCACAGCCCATGAACAAAGTTAAAATTCTGCGGAACTTTCCTATCTCACTGGACGGAATTAACGTGCAAACGTGGCAAGCCGGTTCGGAGCGCGATGTGGATGACGCCACGCTGGCGCTACTTATTGGACAAGGCGCTTGTGAAATAGTCACCAAGGCCATGCAGGCCGCGCCTGAAAATAAAACGCGAAAGCGGAGCCGGAAATGAGATACAACCGAAAATCCGTTTTCGTATCGGCATCGGCGGACAGCCCAGCCGTATCACTGGCAGACATGAAATTGTTTTTGCGCGTTGACGGTTCTGTCGATGACGACATTATCACGGCATACATCGCCACGGCCACTGAGGCGGTAAAGCAATACCTGCGGCAGGCGATCCTGACCGAGACATTCGTATTCAAGGCAGACGGCTTTACCGATGGCCACGGCGATGAAAACCTTCTGGCATTAGGGCCGGGCGTGCATACGGCATCGCGGCCTTACATTCTGGGTGGCGGCGAGACGCTGGATCTGCCTTTCCCCCCATTGCAGTCCGTCACCAGCATCGTGACCTATGACCGAGGCAACAACGCCAGCACTTACGACGCAAACCGGTATCAGGTGGACCTTACCAGCGGGCGTATCTATCTTGACGAAGGGGAAACTTGGCCCAGCGATCTGCGGGCGCAGGACGCGGTGCAGGTGACATACGTTGCTGGCTACGGTTCTGGCAGCATCCCGACGCCGATCCTTGAGGCGATCCGCATGTATGTGACCAGCATGTATGAGGGTTGCGCTGGCATGACCGATCAAGCCAAGGCGTTGCTCGCACCCTACCGACGCGCGGACGAACTCGCATGGTGAACTGTTGCAAGCCCTCCAAGTATAGCGCACGCGACCTGCGTGAGCCTGTGACGTTCGAGCGCGTGACGAACACGGCTGACGATTACGGCGCGCGCATTCAAGGCTGGGCCACAATTGCAGATGCTCCGACGCGGGCGATGGTTAAACCCATGTCGGGGCGAGAGCGTTGGGCATCTGAGCGCACCGAGGCGACAGCAAACTATCGCATCGTGACCCGGTACAATGAAGCGATCACCGAAAAGGACCGCGTTTTGGTACGGGGCAGGCCGTGCAACATCCGTTTCATTGCGAATGTTGATATGGATGACCGATGGCTTGAGATCGACGTAAACATGGGCGATGCGACATGACCGTCACAATTCGCCTTGAGGGTTCGGAACAGCTACAGCGCGAATTGCGGCGGCTATCTGACGATTTGCGAGAAGAGGCTGGCAAAACGGTTCTGGCAACAGCCGTCGAAATGCGTGCCGATATTGTTAAAAGCATTCAAAGCGGGCCAGCGTCGGGGCAGACGTACAGAAAAAGCAATCCAACGCGCACGCACACTGCATCCGCGCCCGGACAGCCGCCCATGACAGACACAGGACGGCTTGCCAATAGCATCACCTTTGACCGCATTGGCGATCTGACCGCGACCGTTGGCAGCGAATTGATTTATGCGCCGTGGCTGGAATACGGCACAAGCCGCATGGCATCGCGTCCATTCTTCAGGCCAGCGGTGGAGCGGATGCGGCCCGTCTATATCGGCAAGCTGGAAGATATTATTCGGAGGGCCACGCGATGAACTTTGCAGGCGTAGCGCAGGCCGTTAGGGCGCGGCTGGCAGGTGATACCACATTATCTGGGTTGGTCAGCTATATCGGATACGACAAGCCGCAAGACACGCGATCTGAAAGCCTAGCGCCGTTCCCGTATTGCATCATCGAGGACGTGAGCGCGCGCGCATGGGATACAAAGACCAGTGACGGCGGCGAGCAGCTTATCCAGATCACCACCTTTTGCCGACCGACCGCAACGCGATCTGCCGTTGATCTTGCAAACGCAACGGCGCAACAGGTATATGACCTTTTGCACAAGTTTGACTTGGTTATTGCCGGATCAAACACTGTAAATTGTCTGTTTGAGGAAAGCCCCGGCAACATACCGGACCCAGACGGATTTACTCGGTACAGACCGATGACATTTCGGATTACATACGACGATGGAACCTAGCTTTGCAAGTTTCCAAAATCGTGATACAAGTTTGCAAAGCCAATGAAAGGGCAAAACAATGGCAGCAGAAGCAGGACGTGATCTAAGGATCAAATATGCGTCGGATGGATCAACATATGTTGTAGTCGCGGGTGCCCGCACTGACAGTATGACGTTCAATAACGAGGCCATCGACATCACCGACAAGGATGATGCGGGCGTTCGGACCTACCTTGACGACATCGGCGTCAAGAGCATGTCGCTGTCCTGCACGGGCGTTGCAACGGCATCGACATTCTCTGCATTGGCGGCGGCGGCTACATCTGATAGCGCGCTTCATGCCTTTGAAATTGATATGGGCAGCTTTGCGACTTATACAGGATCGTTCTTTATCACCTCATTTGAGGCGACAGGCGAACAAGCCGACACAATTACGTTCACGCTTTCTCTGGAAAGCTCTGGCGCGATTACGGCATCCTGATGAGCGAGGTCTTTAGGGAACTGGCGATAGCGTGGCAGGGTGAGGATTATACAATCACCCCGTCACTGGCGTTGCTGCGCCGCATCAAGGCTAAGGGCATTCATGCTCTTCACTTGGCAAATGCCTGCATCAAGGGCGGTGCCGATCCGATTGACCTGACAGACGTGCATCGGCTTTTCATGGCGGAGGCAGGCGTCAAGGTATCCGAGGATGAAAGCTACGCATTCATCACCGGCGGTTCAGAGGAAATGATCGAGTTTCAGCTTGCCTTTGTCGCGGCGGTATTGCCGTCGATTGACTTGGGAAAAAAGTCCAAGCCCCGCCCGACGACGACGAAGCGGGGCAAGGCGAAGATCGAGACATAGACTTCAATAGTCTGTATCTTGCGGCGCGTTCATGGGGGCTTTTGCCTTCGGAGTTTTGGCAGATGACGTTTTCAGAACTGTTGACGGAAGCACTATCCCGCCAAGACGCGCCGCAGAAAAACCGCAAGGGGCATTTATCGCAAGGTGAGGTTGACCGCTTGAGCAGATTACTGGAGCCGACAGATGGCGATTAAACCACTTTTAGTCAAAATTGGCGCAGACACGACTGGCCTAG